TGACTTTGCCAATCTTGGCCTGTTGTTTAGAGGGCTTTTTAGGCATCTAATTTACCGTATCTGCGGCGGAGCTGATCCAACGTTAGCTCCGATCCATCATCCCGCACGAGTTTGGCCATCGCATTGTCTGCACCATGTTCTTTGGTCAGCTTATCAAAATACGCGACTTTTGATTTGCCAAGCACTTCTGCTTTAACAGTGGCTGGTTGGTCGTACAGCCACTTACCATAGCTTGTCCCTGCCGGCACGGGTCCGTCCATACTCGATCTGCGCCCTGGTGCCGGTGGCACAAAATCATATCCTTGCTCTTTGAGACCCGCATAATCGATGATCGGCACAGTTGTGCTGCGACAGTTGAAATGCTGCGGTGGTGTAGGACCTTTCCCATAGTCGAATTCTTGACCGTCCAGCGCCCGGCAGATTGGTGAGGTTTTAGTATCGAGCGTCGCAATATATCTGTACTTTTTTGTGACGTCTTGGTTGGCTTGGTATACCTGTTGGCTGGCCATATTAGCCACCTGGTTGATACTGGTACGTACAAGCGCCGCCACCTGGTTGTTAGCGACTGTTGTGGCCTGGCCTCCTGCTGCCACAAGCTGCCTGACAGTCTTTGCTTGCTCGCCAAATTGCAACGACCCAATCAACTGCTTGGCTATTTGGGCATTCGTCTCACCTGACAGGAGCCCCGTCCTGACCACTTGATTGAATCGTTCGGCCTGATCTACCGCTAGGCCCCTGAAGGCCTTCTCGACAATCTTTCCGTTGGGCAGCGTGATGGCGGTGCCCTTAGCTGCAGTCAAACTGTACGTTTGCGGCGCCCCCTGTACTGCAGCTACCAGATCGTCACTGAGCGTCACCACGTTGATCTGTGTTGGATCGGTGGTCACTACAGATTCTGCAAATTGCGGGCTGATCTCGACAGTGTTGACCAACCCACGCGTGTCTTTTGGCAGCGCTCGACGCAGTTGCTCGGTGACGAATTCAGATTGAAGCTCAGCCAAACCTTGCAGCTCGGCTGCTGTGATTTCGGTGCTGTCACCTGCCCAAGTATTCAGGCTCTCTTTCAGCTGCTGGATGATGCCGCGCAGTCTTGCAGCTTTATTCGGTGCTGCCAACTCGTCTGTCGTTCGTAGCTGATCTACAGCGCGAATGATGATGTCGTTGTAGGCGTTGATGATGCGCCTTGCCACGCTGTTGCTGTAGCGATTCAGATCAATCGCGTTGCGGTACAACGCAGCAGGTGTGGTCATTGGTTGATGCCAAAGTATGACGGGTCCTCGTCACAGATCACGGTCACATCTGCGCCGCATTGAATCGCCTGGGTGATTGCAGCCATAAATGCATCAAAGCTGTTTTGGCTGCGTTCCATGATCTGGAATTCATCCACCTCATGTGGCTTGCCACTCTTAAACCAACTCAAACGCACCACCGCGAATATGTCGTCGGGCAAAGGTTTTCGGCTGTAGCCAAGCGTTTGTCTGCGGGGTGGCCTTGGCTCCATCGGATCTGTCACATCAATAATCTGGTCTGTCACAGCTCTTCAGGTGGCGGCAGTTCTTCGATGCTTGCTGGCGCTTCTTCTACTCCGCCAGTCTCGATCAGCCCACCTGTCTGTGTGGCATCGATTTCGTCTTCTACGTCAAAATCATCACCTAGTACTTCACCTTGTGCAAGTTGATCGAGCAGCGTTTTCTGCGTGATCGTGCCTGCGGTGTAGAGCTGCAACAGCGCCAGCTGTTCTGCAGGCTCCAGCTTGGTGCCAACAAAATCGCGATTAACAAACGAACTGCCCGCCTGCGACAGGTTCAGATAGTCGGCGTGGAACTGCAAACAATTATCGATCAGGTCTTGTACCTGTTGAGCGATCACCATCATGGTGCTGTCGCCTTGGCTGCGGTCGATCCGCTTGGCCTCAGCAGTCTCCGCCGATAATTTCTGGCCCAGCACTGCAGACAATCCCAGCTCATTGATTTGTTTTTCAAGCTGCTCCATGCGGCGAAATTGCGAATCAAAACTCGTGCCGCCTGGCTCAATATACTCGGCGCGGCCTTCAGCTGGGAATGCAATTGCTTCGCCTGGCCCTGCAGACACCTCTTCGGCACTGGATGGGAATCCAAAGAACGCCAGCATTGGCACCGCGGAGATGTGCAGCTGGTTGTCCAGGTCGCTTTGGATCTGGTACATCTTGAGGTTGAGTTCTGCAATATCCTCAAGTGGCGGGCGGCTGTCCATAAAACCCACCCGATTTGCATACGCAACGGTGAATGGGATTTCAGCCAGACTGGTGCCGCCATCCTCGGTTTTAGACCATTCAGATTTTTCGTTGCGTTGCCAGATTTCGTACTCGCCGGGCTTGAGCACACGCACCTGTTCGATCAATTTTTCGCCCCACTCGCCGTCAGGCACCACCACCGACTCGCGCAGCCGCAGTTGGGTCAGCCGCTGTGACCCATTGGTTGGTTCGGTCCGCCAACCCAAAATGTCACGCGGCGTGTATGTCACCCAATAGGGCCTGCCCTCACCACCCTGCGGAGCATCTACTAACACGCCTACGTGCCCGTAGCGCACCAATTTACGAGTGGTTTCGTACGTCCACACGTTGAGGTCATGCCCCTGAAGATCGACATCAAACAGATGCTCGCGTACGATATCATCGACATTCTCCAACCTGACCGGCTTACGTGTCAGCATGCCTGCAAGCATCCGCTCCAGGCGTTGATAATATGGTGGGCAGACAGACCGTGCCAGACGGTTGTCATATGACTCGTCGAGCTCCCTCGGCTCTTGCGGCAGATATCTGCGGTGCCTGCGGCGCATGCCATATGTGCCCTGCAGCAGATCCTCAATCAGGATCCAATGTGGCTCTTGGGCTGCCCACGTCGAGTTGGTATCACCAACGGACGCCACCTTGCTGAAAACAGCACGGTCATAAAACCGGTATCCGGTGTAAGTCATCCGCCAGGGCCGCCCTTTTTAGTACAGCCTAATGCCCGTGCCACGTCCAACCCCGGCATGCAGCGGGTTGAATTCGCGCCATATCAAGTAGCCCAATGCGTCATTCATGTGGTCAAATCCTGCATCCTTATCTGGCTCGCCTTTTTCTGTATAGCTCTGCAGTTCCAAAGATTCAATCAGCCGAACACACCGATCCACGATTTGGATTCTGGTTTCTCCGCGGCCATTCTCCAAAAGAGCTTGAACAGCAGCCACCCGATCACGTACGGGGGGATTACTTCGTGGGGATTGATTTTTAAAGCCATAGGACTCCAGGATCGCGATGTCGGTTTGTGTCGCATTGGTACTGCGATTGCCACCCGATGCATCTGGATACATATAGACCGGATGCTGAGGATATCTGGACCGGAGCTCTTTGGCAATAGCGTCTGTGTCATGCGCACCGCTGATCTCATCTACCACAAGCAACCCATTACCACGGCGCACTGTGACCACCGCAGACATATTGCCCACGTTGAAGTCGATGCCTACGCGTAGCGGCTCTATCTGGGTCGCATCATATGGCGTGGTCGTGACATGCTTGGCTCTGCTGAACCTGTCATAGACCTGCCCGGTGGTCAGATTGACGAATTGCCCTTCAAGATATGCTCGGATCAGTTGCTCGGGATAATTTGCCACCAGTGAATCGATGAATCCTGCTGGCAGGAACGGGTTATCCTGGGTGCGTGCACGAATCAGGTGCCTGTCGGGTGCGGCATTCTTCTCGAATGTTTCCCAAGCCCAGCCAAAGCCCTCCGGCGTGGTCGCGATGTAGAACTGCTGCACATTGCCCGAGCGCAGACGAGCAAGTGCCATCCGGGCCGCCTGTTCAGCTACACGCCGATTGGCCGTGTCACATTCGTCAAAACCAATGGCGCACAGGTTCTGACCACGGATGCGGTTCCATGTCTCCATGGTCCGCAACAGAATCGTGTGATCACCCTCCGCAAAATGCAGCACGTATTCGGGCAGCGGCGACACTCTGAAATCAAATGGCAGGCCCAACTGTTCGAGCATGTCATCGAGCGAGCGCACCAGGATGTCACGCAGCATCGGCGCAACAGGCTCAAATAGAGCCGACACGTAACCAATATTGGCAGCGGCAATATTGATTGCTTTGGCGCATAACCCGTAAGTTTTGCCTGCACCAAATCCGCTGACCAGGCCCAAGATGCGGTGGCTGGTGTTGCTACAGAATTGCGCCTGGTGAGGCAGCAACGTGTCATTCAATCGTGAAAGGATGGCTGCAGTTGTGGGTCCGCTGTTGCTCGGACCGGCCAAGATCGACCCACCCGCCACACATTCTAAAATGCCGGGCATTCCGGTTTGCGCTGTAATGGCCGTGTCCTCAATTTAAAGCCATGTCTGATGCGTCTGACGTAAAAGAATTCATCGACATGGCAGCAAGATATCCGCTTTTGACCCAACAGCAGGAGATCGAATTGGGTCGGCGTATCCAGCTTTGGATAAAACATCCAAACCCGTCGGCTGGGCTGATTAGATCGGGACGGCGTGCTCGTGATCAGTTTGTATGCTGCAACTTAAGGCTCGTAGTGGCAGTTGCTAAGAAATATCTCAGACGCATTTCAGGCACCTCAATCACATTTGCTGATCTGCTCCAAGAAGGCACCATCGGTTTGCAGCGTGCAGCAGAAAAATATGATCCTGAATGTGGCTACAAAATGTCCACCTATGCATATTGGTGGATCCGCCAGTCAATCACCAGGTCGATCGACATGAAGACCGGGATGATCCGGATCTCAAGCGGTGCCAAACGAAAACTGCAAAAATTCCGTGAGGCCGCGGCAGACGGTGGCACGATTGACGAGATATTGGACCGGGCTGGGCTGACACAGCGCGATCTCAAGATCGTCGAGCAGGCCAGTATCTGTTACAAGGTGACCTGCTTAGACGCGCTGGATCTGAACGCTATCTAGCGGGGTTTTGCATAACGACGCTGTACTACAAGACCAGTGGTGTTGCGATAACGACGTGTTGCAATTCTTGAACCAGACAGAAATCTCTGGCGCATGAGCCGAGTCGTATTCTCCTTGACATCGGCTGCTTTTTTGGCTTTTGAGACTGTGGCAGCATCTGCGCCCGACTTTTCCAATTTACGGGCTTTCCTGTGTGCATAGCTTGACTTGCCCACAGCCTTTTCGTAAGGTGCAAACGCTTTGTGCTCACCTACTCTCTGATTCTCTTCATTCTTGAGCCGGATGCTGCGACTGGCTCGCGTTTCACCACGCTTGCTTTCGCCACCACCCTTCACGGTGCGGTTTGATTTGATAGAGCGGACGCCGCCTCCACCACTTGCGAATCTGCCCTTTGAATCCCTACCTTGTGCCATTATTGGATCCTCACTTGACTCCAATGTAACGACGTTGAGCGCGTGTGACCTGGCGCTGTTGCGCCTTGGGCATCGCCTTGAATTGCTTCAGGGCTTTGGCCCGGCTGGCAGACGACACCTTGCGTGCCACTGCACGGGCACTGCCGGCACCAACCGGACGGCCCGCCACGCTAGCTGTGCCCTTTGGGCTCATTTTGATGCCGGCGCCTGCGATCGATTGGCCGGTGGATTTAGCGGCTGAGGACAGATTCCGCATGACAGTGGTGCCTGCAGTGCGACCAGCACGCATCTGACGACCACGAGTCATGCCTGCTGATGCGCTACCAGAGAACCGGCCTTTGGAGTCTCTGCGCTGGGCCATGATCAGAACAGATTCTTAAGCATGTTACGTGTGCGTTCGCGGCCTGCCTTGCTACGGCGCATGGACTTGACCGCAGATGTATTAGCTGCGGCCCGCTGCTTCAAGGGGCTTTTGCCTGCTTTGGCAGCGGCTTTGGCAGCTGTCTTTGGTTGTTTTTTCAGCACGGTGTCCATCACCGGCGATTTGGTCTTAATGACACGCCCACGACCACCGCCGCCACCCGAGAAACGTCCTTTGCTGTCGCGTCCCTGGGCCATCATTCGAATGCCTCTGCTTCCATATTAGACCAGGCCTGCTCCCAAGCTTCAGGATCCTGATCACGCTCCAGCAACACGCAGCAGATGTAATTGCGCTGCTTGGGGGTCAGCCTGTGCAGCTCATAAACGGCGGCGCCGAGCTCAACCTTGTCGTCAAAACCGGTCAGGGTCAGCACGATATCGAGCATCTTCGGATCCTCCAACTGGAAATTGAAGGCGTCGGAGAAAAATTCGCGGGTGGTTTCAAACATTGTGATGTTCATCTCGACCCCTTTATAATATCAAGACCGATCGTGACTTGTCAAGCATTTTATGACATTTTTAAAAATGGGTGAAATCGCTTGACAGGTCTGATGCGTTTGATGTTTAATAATTACAGGGGATCAAGCCCCGATATCCTTCGCTCTCCTAAAAATGAACACCACCGCCATCGAACTGGCTAAGCACGGCATCCGCAAATCCGGCAACTTCTACTACCAAGAAGGCAAGCGCATCAGTTCAGCTCAAGTTCAGGAGCTTGTAGCGACTGCACCTA